TAGCGGTCTGGTGCAGCGCTGTGTTGTTCAGGTGTCGCTTCTTCATCTGCGTTTTTAAGTCCTCATCGTTCCAGTCGGGACTCAGTTCTTTGGCGAGGTCGGTTTCAAACACGGGTGGACCGTCGCCAGCGTTGTCTATTACCATCTTTAGAAAGTCGTCTGCCATCGCCTCGTGATGCTTCTCGAACATCGTCACAAACCCTTGCTCGACCTGTCGCTCCCTCGTGGTGAGGTTCGGCAGTCGAGGAATCGCTGGCGGAGGTGGTACATCATTACCACCCACCCCTACCCGTGCTGCGTCAGACACCCCATCGCCATCGGCATCTGATTCCACGTCAGGACGGTATGGATTCTCGACCTTGCTTATCTCGTCATCGTTTTTTTTCGACTTGCCACCAGTGCCGCCGTCACCCGCACCGCCCTTGGCACAGGTGTTGCCCTTCCCAAACCCTTTGGGCGAGCCTGAGCCAGCACCGCAAGTATCCGCTCGGGCAATGGTGATCGCCGTCAGCAGTTGTCGCTGGGTGTCTCGGTTCATTGTGCCGAACTGTGACGCAGTGTGGACTCGGTCCCATGCGACCGGGATTCGCTCGATCCGTTTAGCAATTGCTTTTACGGTTTGAATATCCTCCTCGACCGATAATGCGATCCCGGTTGACGCATGAGTGATTGCCCAACCGTCATTGTCGAGCGATCTGTGGATGACCAGACCGGGGATACCTGCGTCCTCTGCCTGCACCTCCACGAGTTCGCCGTCCGATGTCGGCAGGACACATCTTTGAGTCGCCTCTTGTTTCGCTGGCAGCTCGAATGGTTTCTTGGGGGCACCGTTTTGTTGGGGTTCTGGCTTGGCTTCTGCCTCTGGGGGTTTCGCTTCCTCGCCAGACTTCTTCGCCGTGATCATGGAGGCGTCCGCTTCCTTCTTGGTTGCGGTTGTGTCTGCTTCTGTTTCTTGTGCCGGGGAAACCAGTCCCAGTTTTTTGAGCATCGCTTCTTCTTTTGCTCGCTGCCGGAAAACAGATCGCCAGTTGGCACCTTTGCCCGCCAGTTCATCCTGATAGGTTGACTGGAACGCCCGAACCGAATTCTCTGCTGCTGCCTGTTCGGTTGCCGGGTCGACCCACTCCCACGATTGAGGCTGCCACTCGACGCAGGCACATCTGCGGCGATCACCGAGGATCTCGTGCATCTCGGGGAATGCCTTGTTGCCCGCCATCGCTGCGGCTTCCACAAACCGATCCCATACCGGCTGGCATAGGTGAGCGATCAGGTACTGCTGCCATCGTCTGAACCGTCTGCGGTCTTCGAGCTGGCTCGCTCGGTTGCTGCTGTAGTTGGTCTGTGAATAATCCCGAGCCACGATCTCGTAACTCAACCCGGTCCCAACTGCGATGCCTCTTAGCATCAGGTTGATCCACGGACCTGCTTGAGCGTTGGGTCGTGATGGGTTGGCACTTTCGATGGACTCGTTAGGCCGAAGATTCATTACCATCCCCGGCTGGAGAAACTCGTATTGATTACCATCGGCGTCTGTGGTGTCGTAGTCTGTCGGGGGTTGCATCGATGAGATCGGCGTTTCAGTTTTCACCGCAACCGTAAAACAACTGGCGACGGCAGACGCCTGAATTTCGTTGTCCACATAAATCCCGAGATCCCTGAGCCAACTCAGCACGGGGGCAAACCACGAGATACCTCGGGACTGACCAACACGGTCACGCCGAAACAGGTGAACAACATTCTTCGCCGTTAGTCTGATCGGCGTGCGGTTGAAGCTGTACGGGGCGTTGGGGTGGTCAGGGTAAACCCAATACGCCACCGGACGACCAGCACGGTCGATCTCAACCCCCCGGATGATTTTCATCTCGGTGGAGTCTCGTGTGATGGTGTAGGTGTCTTTGTCTGAGGCTAGTCGGTCGGCTTCGATGATCTCAAGTGCAAACGGAACTGGCCGCAGGATCCCGTCGTGTCGCTTGGGGACATCGACCAGATGAATCAGCACTTCGCCAGCTTCGACAATCTCCCGCTGTACAATCGCTTGTACCTCGTTGAAATTAAATTGTCCGGTGATGTCGCAGACCTCGCACCATTCGTCCCAGATCCGATCACGAGCACGGTTCAGCTTTTCTTTGTCGGCACCCGACTTGGACTCGTACATCGATTGGGCACGGATCCCGGTTCCGATGACTGACGACACGATTGTATCGACGACCCCCCAAGCGTATGCGTTGTCTCTGACGAGCATCCTTGCCCATGCACGCAGCGAGTCAGCACCGGATGGACCGAGTGCCTCTTGATCAGCGGACTGATTGAGCGGTCGCTTGCCTGATGTGAGTCGGTTTGTCTCGGCACCCTGATAGGTCCGAAGGATTTTTCTGGCTTGTTGCCGTCTCACACCAGCATGCGGTGAGAAGGCTGCAATGGTTGCGTCGAGCCATTGGGAAATCATCGACTTGTCCTGATGAATTTTGCGAGTCGGATGGTCGACCCTGAGTTGCGGGCGACTTCAGCCTGAAGGATCCGCCGCTCCTCCATGAGGGCAGGCAGATCGATGCGGGTGACACTGCGAGCACCGATGGAATAGGACGAATGCTGCCCGGTTAGGAGTGCCACAATCGCCGTGTCAATGAGATCCAGCAGTGCTGCAGAGGGTAATGCCATGCCCACAGCATAAACGACCCCTGACAAATGAATGCACCGAACATCTAGTGTGTGGAAGGCAGCTAAAAGGTAGCTAAGAGGTAGCTAAGAGGTAGTTTAGGAAGTAAACCGGAAAAACCGACAGAGATTGTCGGTTTAAGTGGCATGCCACTTTCGTGCCACTTTTTGCAGGAATTCCACGGTTTTATGCGATATTTCCGGTCAATGTCCGCTTACTAAATTTTTCCAGTAGCGTTTCCGGTCAACTTCCGGTCAATTCCGGTCAACTTCCGGTCAACTTCCGGTTGACGAAGTCTACTTTTTGTGAGTTACACCAAAAAGTGCAACGGTCCTACTTATCCGACAGGTCTTTGTAGCTGATCCCGCAGAATCCGCACCGGATGTACCGCAAAACGCCCACTGCCGACTTCCTGACGGCATAAACCCGGGAATAGTTCTGCTCTGAACCGTCCCGAGCCTTGGGTCTGAGGGTCTGACACGAGGTACAGGGTGGTGGGACGTATGTGGAGGTCCGTGGCTCCAGTGCCGGGCGACGAATCGTCTTCTTGCGCTTGGTCATCGCTTCGGCCAACGGGGGTAGAGAGGTTTCTGGCGAGATCCCTGCACCCATCCCCCCGGTCGAGTGCGGTATCGGTCGCCTTTTGGCTTGTGCTGTCGCTGTCGCTTGCCTTGCGATTGCTGGATCTGGGACTCGAGACTCACCCGCTGTACGAGCCGCACCCCGACCACTCCCGCCCCTGCACAGGCCAGCGCCAGTGCGTCCAGCCAGTGGTTGTTTTTGCTTATCGTCACCCATTTCCGTACCAATCCTTTTCCTTCAACAAACCGCTCTTGCCGTTCCTCGCTACACATGTGATGCGAAAACGACAGATGTATCTTGGGGTCGTCACTTGCAAACAGACTCAGCGACCCGTCAGCAAACTGATGCTGGTCAGTGAATGTGTTTGTTATGAATCGCTGCTGAACCCAGTGCTTCCATGCCTCGGTGTCTACGTTGTACAGGAATTGCTTCTGATCCGGCAACCGTGAGGCATAGCAATCAATAAACGGTCGCTTGTCTTCTTCTGACTTGAGAGGCAACCGAAACTTGCTGGTGGCATAGCCTTTGCTCGCCTGAAATGGCAACCCCGTCTGCCTAACAAACTCGTACACCGCATCAGAATAGTCGCCGGAATCCACCAGCACAAAGTCTGGCGTGTTCTCTGACAGTTGCTCACCCCTCCACTGGAGCATCGAGCTGAGTATCGCTATCTCGACTGCCTTGACGCTGGTGTCGGCCTGCATGCCGTAAGTCTCCATCACTCCGTAGTCGATGATGCAGCCTACTGCGTTACCGTGCCAAGCGACTTTGACCCAGTGTGATCGGTACTTTCCGATGTCGAGACCGAGGGTGATTTTGTCGGTGCCCTCGGGGATACAACGTCTCTGGAGTCCGCTGATTCGTCTCTGTACAAGTCCGGGTGTGAGGCCAAGGGTTTCGTCGAACTCCTCCGGGTCGGGGTCGTTCTGCAGCTCTGCCATAACACGAGAAAGACCCCAGTCGGCCACTCTGTTGAAAAACGCCTGCAACGCCGTAATCTCTGCTGGGTTGTCTCGGTCAAATCGCAGCGGATTGGATACAACCGACCCCGCTTCCATCTCGTCACGATTCGCCTTATAGAAGTCAACCGCTGCCCAACCATCCTTGTCTCCCTCCGATTGTGCCTGTTGCCGAATGACAATGTACTCGTCCCACAGATCCCGGTTCGTCGGCCACTCTGCCAACAGCCCATAGCGGTCACCCTCAAACGATGGTCTGCCGCCCTCCT